CGTTCTTTAATTTACTGCTTAAAAGGGTTGCAACTTTTTCGGCTGCGTTCCTAAACTCCCGGTTATACTTGTATTCGCTTTCGTAGTGGCGCAAATAGTAGCCTATCGAGCTTTCGTCGTGCTTCGTTTCGGTCGCTATCTGCCCGGTGTTGTCGCCCGCCTTTTTACAATGGTGGGCGTAAATCATACGGGCGTAGACGTGCCAGCGGTTACGGCTGTCCTTTGCCAATATTTTGAAGGGTACACCCATAACGGCTTTTATTGCTTCTTTAATATCGCGGTGCCTTGGTTCCTGTTCGTACTCAATAGTAAGCCCCAGCCCGGCGGCTATCTCACGTTCTAAGGTTGCCTTCTCGCTTAGCTCCCAATTCGACAGCATGAAGATAGCGTTACAACCTATAAGCCTTATAATATCGGCTTTCCTCTGCTCTCCGTTTCCGGGTTCCATTTCGGTCGGTTCTGTCACCTCGTAGCCTTCGGCCTGTAGCCTCAACTTTGCCCGGTTAATCAGGGTTTCTCGTTCGCCGGGGTTGAGGCTTACAAGCTGGCCGGAAATATACACCTTTCCACTTTCCATATAGCTATTATCTTCTGTTATCTAAATGCGTCTTGAATATTTGCAACCATATCGGCCATATGCTTTTCCAATAGCTTTCCGGCTTCTGTCTCTGCAGACGTTAAAACGTCACGGCCTTTGCTCTCCACGTAGGCCGCATAGTTCATACCTGCCACTACTATAA